GCAATTTTTTGTGCTTCTTTACTAATTGTGGCTCCACTTGTTGCAGAATCAATAGATTCTTTACCAAAAATAACCAATCTATCTTTTTTATGATTTTCGGTTGTTCCTACCACTAATTCACCTAAATCGATAACAGTATTTCCAGTGTATGTTACTTTTTGTTTAACATACTGTTCATATAATTGTGTGTACGTTAAATTTGTTGATCCTTTTGTTGAACCATCTTTTTTAGGATAATCGTTTGCAAAATAAAATCTCTTATCAAATTGTACCGTTGTGTCTTTACCTCCATTTTGTCCTTTATCGGGTTTAGGAAATGTAACTGGTGTTGTGGTATATTTGTATTTTTTAATTTCCTGTGGTGGTTTAGAAGAATTTAAATATAGTTTTATTAGATTAATATCGTCACTATCTAAAGTTGTATATGTTTGTATTAAACTATAAAAATCAATTTCTTCACATCCAGCAAAAAATGCATTAATGTAATTATCCGCCTCTTCATCCGACATTCCTTTGAAGTGTTCTCTAACTAATAAATTTAAAATACTTGGGTGATCAACAACAACTTTAAAAGATATTGTACCACTTCTTGATGTATTTTGATAAGTATAAATTGGTTCCGGTCTTCCTAAAAAAGAGTTCTCCTCCCATCTTGCACTATTCTGTTCGTTCATTTTTAAATCATATGGTGGGAACCACATAACACGACCTCCGTTATTACCCCTTTCACAAGCCGGTAAATCGGTAACTTTAAAACCATCTCTATTAGATGTTTTCCAAGCCAAATTCTCAATTGAGAACATATACTTTTTAGCGTAAAAACCTCCTCCATATGGATACTTGTCAACTATATTTGTTGAACCATCAAAAGATTTATTACCGTTAGACATTGGTGCATAATTTAAATTCCACGGTGTACTTCCTCCTCCCATTACACTACCGTCAAATTTTCTTACATTACCTGTTCTTTTCATGGTATCGGAATAGTGCATATATGACCTATCCTTTGTCCATACTCTACAATATTCAACACCACTTTCTTCACCTGAAAATTTATTTGTGTATTTGATTGCAGAACCTTTTGATATTCTTAAATCACCTTCTCCAAATACTCTACTTGTTTGGTCGATTACATTTCCAACATGTGAAATTGATCCTCCGTCGGATGGCATCGAATTTAAAATTTCCTGTGTAGTTCCTAATATAGAATCTTCTCTAAAATTAAATGCGGTGGATTTTGAATCGTCAAATGTTGATGATTCACTACCCCATTCTTTATTACCTGAACCTAATTTATTTTTAGAATTTTTACTAATCCATGTAAGATTACCGGTAATTTTACCTCCCTCAGTAATGTTTTTACTTCTGTGAAATAATTCGGCAGAAACTCTATCAAACATTATTGAAAGATAATATGGACTTCTAACGGGTCTATCATTAAAATCACCCATCGCATATTTTACATCTTCACCTCTATCGTCCCCTATATATGCTATTCCCGCAGGTGCTTCAACACCTAAAATATTTTTTACACCTTGTGCTGCTCTGTCAATAAAATTAAATAATTTTGAGGTGTTTTGTGATCTTGCGGTTGTTGTATAATTTGGTGCATATTTGTTAAATGTTAACGTATCAAATAATCTATTTTTTTGACCGTCACCCATATATTCGATTAATAAGTCCGAAGGTTTTCTTGATAACCTTGGTCTTCTTTTTATACCAATTAATGAACCTAGTACACCTGTAACATCTTGAAATAATTTACCAACTTCAGTTCTTGCTTGTGGTCTTATATTTACAGGATTTGCTGGATTCGATAAATAATCGCCAGGTATTTCACTAAATGGTAATTGTGTTCCTGAAATGGTTTGTAAAAAATCAATTGCTTTACCCGGTAAAGTTCTTGCTACTGTAATTTTATTATTAGGGTCAACCAATGGTTCTCTACCCGTAACTATGTTAAACGCAGTTGCGGTATTACCATTAAGAGCATCCAATAATCTTAATCTACCATTTGTTGCTGTATCAATATTTCTTGATATTCTTGAAAGAACAGGTCCATCAGGATTGTTTTTAATATTGTTAGCCGCAAATTTAAATAATTCAGATTCATTATCATATTTTGATGAACCCATAATACCAACTAAATTATACGTTGGTGTATTTGTTGGGAAATAAGGATAAAGATTTAAACCATTACTTCTTCTTTGTATTAATACTGTATTTAAATCTTCAACAATTAAATAATTGTCAGAAGGTTGATTAACATTTAAATTAGATATGTTATCAACTTGTGTCTTTCTACTTGTAGAATCGTTTAAAACAACGTCTCCATTGTCTTTATTAGACATGTCACTTAACTTATCAACTGAAAATGATGCATTACTAAAAGTCTGTGGACCATTAGGTACATTAAGTGTTTTACCTAATATATAATCTCTGAATTTTTTAGTCGAATTAAAGTCTAAGTAACTTGGCATTATATTTTATAATAAATAGATTTATTTAGTTTTTGGTGGTGCTGTATATTCATCATTACCTGTGTTTATAAAATCTTCTTTTACACTTGCATCTCTGATAATTTGTCTAGTCCAACCATCCATTAATGCTTCAGATGATTTAGCTGAAACTTCAACTTTCACAACTTTTGTTGATGAGGTATTTGCGGCCGCTTGTTTAGCTTCCGCAGCTTTCTTTTCTGCCTCCGCAACATTCATCGCATTTGTTTGTGTTGTAGCAGTACCTTGTGATTTTGGTTTTTCACCTTTAAGTTCGCTAATGTAATTACCAACCAACTTATTAAAGTTATCACTCATTTGAACCGTACCCTTTGAGACATTATCTGCAGTTTCTTTGACGAATTTCTGAGCATCTTCCCCCGTTAAACCCGCAGCTTCGGCTGCAGATTTAGCCATATTAACTACACGACCTCTTGTTGTAGCGGCCATGAATCCAATATCTCTTTCTATGTTTTCCATAGCACTTAACTGTCCTCTTGCAATGTCTTCTGTAGACATTTTTTCAAATGCGGCTTGGTTTGCTAATAATGTAGTTTTTTGTGCATTTGTTAAATCTTCTAAAATAACTTCTGTTTGTCCACCTAATTCACTCATTAAAGATTTAGGAACTTCAATAACCATTTTACCATCTTTCATTTGTGATAAGTTAGTTAAGAATTCCCTTTCTTTATCTTCCATTACTAATCCACTTGTCATTAAAGCACTCGCAGCGGCAGTTCTTTCTGAAGCCGCTATTGCACCTTTAGCCAATTCTTGATACGATATACCCAATTCACTTGCCATTGCTTTGGCCTTTCTTAGGTTAACACCTGTAATTTCAAATCTACCTTGTTCTTGATTATATGTGGTTAATGAACCCGCAGCACCAATTAATGCGTCTTGTAATCCTTCCACATTATTGGTTGCCATGTACATTAATTTTATTGGGTCACCAAAGTCACCCATAGCACCTCCCAATACCGATAAATTTGCACTTAATTCTAACGCACCTTCAGGACTAAACACTTTATCCGCAATCTGATAAACAGAATCCATACTTATTCTAAATTCATTGGCCTTTTGAACCATTCTATTTAATCCTTGTACACCATTTGCAAATCCAAATTCATTTAATTTTCCTAAATTGTCTCTTAAATCTTGTGTTGTTTTTTTACTATTCAAACCTAAAGATAATGAAGATTTACCAGCAGTATCAATGGCCTTGGTTGCGTCTGAAGCACCTAAACCGACTTTTTCAAATTGACCAAATACTCTACCCATTTCACTTAAATCTCCAACAAAAGACCTTGCGGTTGCTGCCGCTTGACCTATTGTTTCTTTTGATATGAGATTAAATCTACCCGATTCTGACATCATGTTTGTCATCATATCAGTTAGTTGTTGCATCCCATATCCTAATCTAAGTGTTGATGGATATGCGTCTATTATTTCTTCTCTTAGACCTTTTGAAAGTTCCCCTTGCATACCAACTTTTTCGTTGATATCTGTTCTTAATTGAGCTTCTTGTTTTAATTGAGTTGCTATTCCACCACCAACTTCTTCAACCAATCTACTAGCCATCCCCATTAGTCCTCCAGTTACCTGTCCTTTTTTATTAATAATATCTAACATATTACTAATTCTAAACATTTCACCTTCGGCGTATTGTGATGATTGTGTTTTTTGTGTGTCTATTGTTCCTCTTACAAAATCAACAGCCTTATTTCCAAAATTTTGTTTGGTATCCGTTATTGGTGTATTTGTTGTACCTAATTTTTCATTATATAACTTCCATGTACCTGCTAATGATGCTCCATCGGAGCTGTCTCCCTTATATGCTTTACCAAATTCTTTTTGATACGCGTCGGCAAACGCAATTTTGAAAGCGCTTTCATTTGTAATTCCACTAGGTATTCTGCTTAATAATCCCATATCATATAAATAGATGTTTAATTATTTCCATTTTCTAATGATATTAAATATTGTATATAATAACGTCTGATATAGACGGGCATAGAAAGGATATCTCCATATGAGAATCCTCTTTTAACTAAAAATAAAATCTCGTCTAACTGTCCCTTTTTATAATCCGTAGAAAGGACGAAAAAACTCAACCCCGAATCCAATTTCAACTTGGATTGTGTCTCCTGACGGGGTGATTGCTGTTTGGGTTAAGTCTAACCCCGGTTTATTTTCGTTGATAAATTTTCTAAAATCTTGTGAGTCCTTAATCGGCATGTTCTCAACAAAGTTTCTAATATTCATTAGGTCTTTATTGCCCGCGACCGATTTAATCATCATTTCAAGTTGTTTAGTGATAATTGGAGCCACTCCGTTACCGTTCCAACTATCTCTAATTGCGTCTATTTCCTTTTCTTGTTTCTTATTTAAAAAATTAAATGTGATATCTAATTTTGATTTTTCCATGAAATAAGAATATTCACCATTTGAATCTGCAACTAATTTAAAGTCTTTTGTTTTTACTGTTGATAAATCTAATTCAAAATCAAACTGTTCTCCTGTTTTTGGGTCTGTTGATGTAACTTTATAATCACTACCAAATGAGGTATTTCTTAAGAATATTAAAATCGCTTGTCTATCCTCCTCAACCAAATCATCGATAGGTAAATCTTTATCTAAAATTTTTCTTTTTAGTAATTCGTCAACAACTTTATTAGTTGCAATTAAACTTGGGGATGATAAGATATTCTCATCTGCGGCGGTTAAGTATGCGATTCTTACCGATTTTTTGTTATTTGTATAATGAATACCTCTACTTGGTAATTCAACTACGTCATAAGCAATGTTGGGGTCAATTCTAAATTCTTCCATAGTACAATTTAAACTATAAGTAGATTAAAGTAAAGTTTTTGCATAAAAAAAACCGACAACCCATTAGACAGATTTACTAATTTGATTATCGGTTTTAATATTAAATAGAAACTATTAGTATACTTGGATACAACGGTCCATTCTCAAGTTACAAGTAATTTGAGCTAAAGCATCGTTGTTGTAATCTAAATCACCAAAGTTTAAACTTGTTAAGAAACAACCTTGGATAATCCATTTTTCAACAACAACTCCTGTTGGGTCAAGCATTTCAAGTTCAATGTCTTTTTTGTATCCGGCAGCATATCCCATTCTACCTGTTACTGATTCCGCATGTAAACGGAACCATTCCATTAACGCTTGAGAAGCTGAAGGACCAATCGGGTCTTTAAAAGTAACACTCATTTCTTCCCAAGTGAATCTACCAGCAACATAAGTTGAAGTATTCAAGAAAGGAATCTCTGTTGAGTTAATTTTAGCTGAAGGTCTTTTTGTTGAAGATACATACCATTCGTTAATTCCCAAAGATGAAGGGAATCTAAGAATAAATCTGTTCTGTCTTTTCGGTTCGTAAGGAACCGGCATTTTCATTAGTAAATCTGCCATTTTGTATTTGTTAAATTTTTTGTTATTTTATACTTCTTATAAATATGTGTTATTTGGAAATAAATTTATTTTTGGTTAGGTACTTGATTTTATCAATTATTTTTCGTAGTTTTTTACAAACCCTCCAGTATTCTAGTTCCAGTAATAAATAATATATCTATTTTTTAATAATTTATTCAATATTAAATAAATACTAGTATAACCAGTTCTAGATTATACTAGTATATACTGGGTGCAGTAAAACAATCCAATCATTATACAAAAGGTTCCACGTGGAACGTTCCACAAATAAAGAAGGAGGTCCAAAGACCCCCTTCCTATTTTTATATCTCCTTTTAGATTAGATATTCTCAAATGAGGCTCCTGTTGGAGTGATTACAAATTCAACATCAATAAATTCAAGAGAACGAGTAGGTTTAATATAAATTTTACCTCTCAATGTGTTTGCATCAATATCTTCTGGGTCACTAGAAACAGTAACTTTGAATTCGTACAAACCTCTTTCCTTTTTAATTGAATCCAAGATAGGGTTAACCAATCTTAAGAACTCTTGTCTTACTTGCTCGTCATTTTGTTCAAATAACAATCTTACCGCAACTGCTGAAATTAATTTTCTTGCTCTCAATAATAATCTTCTTACGTTGATTCTATCCAATGCAGATTCTCTTACTTGAAGTGTTTTGTTACCCCAAATAATTGTACCTGTATCAGAGAAAGTTGCAATTGGGTTGATTCTATTCTTATATAATTCATCTCTTTCGTCTAAAGTTAATTTTTTGGTTGCTTTAATGGCATTTACCAAACCTCTTGAATAACCCGCGACTGCGAACCAAGGATAAGAAACGTTGTCGGTTAATGCGATATTCTTCAATACCTCACCTGTTGGTGGGATATATAGTTGAGTTGCATTATCCGTATCTCTTACTTGAATCCAAGGCCAATATGTTGCAGAATAGTTAGAATCAATAGATACTGTATCTAATTCACCAACAACGTCAGCAGCTGCGGTTGTTCCCGTAATGTTAGGAGAGTTCATAATGTATAATGAATCTGCTCTATCATTCTCAATCATATCAATTGCTTGATTAACTAAAGAACTATGGTCACGGAAGTTAATACCTGGAGTTGCAAATACGTTAATATCAACCGCTTCAGGGTTAGCAAATGTGTTTATAGCGTCTAAATAAGCATAATAGTCAGAGTTTCCATTATCAGCGTTAAACACCCCACTATACGCACCAGTTGTTTTATTATTGTTGTAAGTTGTTTTACCAAATATATAACCGTCGGTGTTGGTTCTTGATGTTCTATAGATATCCCAACCATCTGTACCTCCACATGTTGCAAATGTAAATTTACGATATGCAATATTTTCTAACGCTCCTTTTGTTATACCTTCTAAATCGTAAGGTGTACATTGGTATGTAGTTCCTGTAATATCGGTAGCATTAACAGATAAGTGGAATCCGAAAGTTTCAGTTGTACCACTTGTACCTTTATATTTAAATAAATCCTTATCAAATCCGACTTGTGATGATAATCCTAACATTACTTTCTTTACCTTATCACCTGACTCAATATTTTCAGTACCGTCTGCGTTATATGTTACTACATCACCAGCATCGATATATTCAGTTTTATAAATTACACTACCTAATGTTGTTCCACTAAAGTTTGCATTATTAACAAATCCTTTAAATCCTGCAGGGAACGCATCCGATGGATGATTATCAGCTAAAGATAACATTATATATTTTGAACGTAATTCGTACTCACCATCGGCGGTACCTATTTTTCTACCAACAAAACCTGGCATGTCAGGATTCATAGAACATCTTGAATATTTTTCAAGAACAACCATATTGTCATCAGTATCGTTAAAATCACGAACAACAATGTCAAATTCACCTGAATCTAAATTAATGTTTTGGATTGTTATTTTAACTTGGTAGTTAGAACCTTCACCGTCTGAAATTGTTATTACTTCAAATAAATCTGAAACTTTTCCACCACGAACTTCTGAAACCACCATTGGAGATAAAGATGTTGACCATTGACCTAAAAAGTTAGAACCTTCATCATTAAAAACTTTAGTTGTACTTAAACCTCTAATCAATCCTCTTTCATAAGCGGATTTAACTAAATTAGGATAAGATTCATAAACATAAAGAGGAAAATCTTCATATGACTTGTCAAATACATCAGAACCTAATACTTTTTTAATGTATTTTGTTGACGTTGTATCTAAAGTACAATTAAATGATTTTGCACCTCCTGTTGTTCCTGTAACATTAATTTGAAATTCACCTAATGGATTTAATTCAATATCTGTAACTTCGGCCAATGAAACTTGTGTGGTGCCCGTAACTTCATAAGTTAATATCTCTGAAGCATAACGACCTCTTGATCTTAATGTTGCCACAGATATACTATCATAATCGGTATTAACCTCAGCACCAAATGTGTATTTTACAACATCAAATCTAGTAGTACCTGAATTCCAAGCAAATTTATATGAATAAAGTTGATTAATTGTTGCACCTGAATTAAAGAAAGTATTGTACCATTCTTTATTATTAGGTGTTTCACTGTATAGTTTACCTGTTAAAGGCGATACAACTTGTAATGTCGTACTAGGTAATGTTACACCTGAAGGCATTAAACCAATTGTAAACCATTTACCGTCATCTGTAGTTGTAAAACCACTAAAATTTGATACTATATAACTTGTTATAGATACTCCTTCTGTTGAAGTTTTACCCGATAACTCACCATATATTGTACTTCCGGTAATTGTTGCGGTTGTTGCAGACATAGTAGTACTTCCAGACGTACTATAACTTGAATCCCAAGTAGCACCTGTTGGTGAAATACCACCTAATGTTTTTATTGCGAATGTTTTACCTGCTTTATATCCAGTCAATCCAAGTACTCTTGTTACGAATAATTGGTTTGACTCTTGTAAATAAGATTTAGCTACGTAAGGTAACTCATATTTTGGGTTATTAGATCCGTCTCCATATTTTTCTGGAGAGGTACCGCCAAAGTATGTTTTGAATTCGTCGAAGTCTCCTATTAAAATTGGTTCGAAAGCTGGACCTTTTAAGGTTTCACCTACTAATCCCAATGTTGTTACTCCGACACTTTGAGCCACGAATGTTAGATCCTTCTCAGATGTGTAGACACCTGGAGAAACGAATACTCTGTTTGAATTTGCCATCGATTGTTGTTTGGTTAATTATTTTTATTAGTTATTCTATAAATATCTTTGTTTTTACCAAAGATTTCCGTACTTTTCTTAAAAAAGATAGTAAATTATCTTTTTATATCTAAAACTATCTTTCATTATGGAAAACAAACAGAAAAATGTAAAAATCAGTGAAAAACACCACGAGATGTTAAAAGTCCATTGTGAAAAGAACGGATTAAAAATTTACAAAGTCTTAGAAAAATTTATAGAAGACTTGTGTAAACCAAAAAAGAAGGACATGTATGGTGATGATTAATAAAGATACGTAACCCCTATTCTTGACCCAATTACAGGTGCACCACTCAACGTTATTCTTTGGTCACTAGTTATATCAAAACCTGAACCTTCCTCTTGTAATAGACCGTTTATGTCTACAGTTATGATACTATTGATGGAGTTATGTAATGTAAATTCTAATGTTGATCCATTATATGTAAAATATTCCGTTGTAACTTGTAATAAGGAACCATAAGTGTCGATAATTACACTATTTCTACCCTTATAATATGTTATGGCAATCGAACTACCTTCAGGTGGTGGTTCAGAAAATGTAATTTTTGATGTGTATGCGACGTGAAAATAATCCGTATCCCTCTCTTGTACAAGACCGTTTACCGATGCGTTGAATAACGTTCCTATACTTTCACCAACACTAAATTGTGTTTGAATTCCATCAGCAGGAAAAGTGGCCACAGTTACATCAATTAACTTATTAATAAATTTTTTACTGCCTGGTTTTTGATTTATAAATTCATTTAATAGAAAAAATCTACTAATTGCCGGCTTAACCTCAAATTCCTCACTATCTATTAAAATACCCAACATTACAAATTTATAATTTTGAATATAAAATCTACGACCATCAACTGTATCTATAGGACTATTATCTTCAATACCCTCTAAAACTATTGGTATGTAATGTCCTTTTACAGATGTGTAAGCCTGTCTTGAAGAGAACTTTTGTAAAACAATTTTATTAAATTTATTTAAATCCCTAAATTTATGACACACTATTGTAACCTCAAAAGTTATATCCACAGCAACTGGTTGTGGCATTTTATATATGTCGGCACCAATTTGTGTTCCGTTCCATGTTGGGACAGATGCATAATGGAATGTTCTTCTATCAGGTATTGTTCTTTGTGTTACAGGATTCGTACCTGGCTGAACGTCAGGTTTTCTAATAATTGCAATAAATGGTACTTTAACATTACCATCGTCATCAGAAAACTCCCAATTGTTTGCAAATTCACCCCATCTTTGTATTGTAAGTATTTTTGGTATGATTGGGATTTGATTCCCATCAGATACAACAACAAAATTTGTTTTTATAAAATCTAACATTCCACCATCCAAATCATCATGAAGTATAGAATCAGGTAAATAGGAATCTGACTTGGTAATCCTATCCAATAATTCCTGTCTTCTCTCCATAACTCGTTCACCTTGGAACGATTCTTTCGCACCACCATAAACATCAATGTTGTTTTTTCTTTTAGGTATTCCCATGTTATACTCCTCTAAATTCGTTTTGTTGTGTTGGTACGCAAACTATAGTTCTATAATGTGGTTTGAATCCAAACATTTTGTGTTTATTATCTGAGGTTACCTTACCATCATTTGAGACAGTATAAAACCTCAATTTCTCCTCCGAATCGGGATAACCAATATAATCACCGTACTTAATATCCACATTCAATTCTTCCAAATGTGTTATATAAACCGACAATGTTAAATTTCCCGGCTCATTATATCTAACCATACCAGATTTATATGTAACATTCTTCGGTTCTTCAATTTTAACCAATGCATTAATCTCAACAGGTGGAAAGTACTTTATCTCATCCGCACCCGCTTCAGCATAGACCGCGTCATTGTCTGTTTTACTCCTATCGACACGATAAAGGACTAATTTCATGTTTAAATCCCCATGAAGATATTCCCTACCCATTTGAATATTGATATCAAAGTCGTCTTGAGAGAAGAATTTAGACAATCTGGTAATTGGTAATTTATTGTTCATATCCTAATAAATAGTTTAATCTTACGTTCTAATTATTTATATTTTAATATGGAAACAAAGATTCCCGAAATTGAGGCTAGAAATATACTTTCAACATATGA